CCGCAGCAGACAAAGCCGCAGCAGACAAAGCCGCAGCAGATGCACTAGCAGCAGCAGAAAAAGCGGCAGCAGAGGCTAAGGCTAAAGCAGATGCAGAAGCAGCAGCACGTGCAGCAGAACTTGAAAGAATTAAAGCAGAACTTCTTGCAGCAGCAGATGCTGATAGACAAGCACTTCTTGCTCAACTTGCAGCAGCACAAGCAGCGGCAGATGCCGCAGCCGCAGCAGCAGCAAATGCAAATGCAGCAGCATTAGCGGCAGCAAATACAGCAGCGCAACAGAAGGCAGCAGAAGATGCAGCAAAGGCTGCAGCAGAAGCAGAACGTGTAGCAGCGCAACGTGAGTCTGTAGGAAAAATTGTAGCGGATAGATTTGCTAAGTATGGTCTTGCTACTCTTGGAGCCAAGGTTCTCGACCTTGCTCGTCAAGGATATTCAGAAGACACAATTACATTAGAACTTCAGAATACCCCAGAGTATCAGCAACGATTTGCAGCAAATGCTGCACGTATTAAAAAGAACTTAAGTGTTCTTACTCCTGCGGAATATCTTGCTAACGAAGATGCTTATCGCCAAACACTCCGTGCATATGGTCTAACTCAATTTGACAATGATGCATATGTAAGGCAGTTTATCGAGAACGATGTATCTCCATCAGAGTTGTCAACTCGTGTATCTATGGCAGTTCAGAGAGTTCAGAATGCTGACCCTGCAATTGCTAGAACACTTAAAGATTATTATGGAATTGGCTCAGCCGACATGGTTGCCTATGTTCTTGACCCTAATCAGCAATTACCTAAGATTCAACGTCAGATTGCAGCAGCCGAAATTGGCGTAGCCGCAAGAGTACAAGGACTTGAGACTGGTGTTTCTGTAGCAGAACAACTAGCAGCACAAGGAATCACACAAGCCGAAGCACAAAAGGGATATGCAACAATTGCAGATATCCTACCTACCGCACAGAAGTTAAGCGAAATCTACGGAACAACACTTCCTGGATATAACCAAGCAGAGGCAGAACAAGAAGTATTTAATACTCTAGCCTCAGCGCAACGTAAACGTAAAGCACTTACTGAGAGAGAAATTGCATCATTCTCTGGTAAGTCTGGAACTACAAAAGCGTCGCTACTTAGCACAACAGGCGGACAATACTAGAATCCTGACATTGACCTATCGGCCCAATGCAGCGTATAAGACCGACAGTAGGAGCCAGCCAGTTTCCCCGAACTGAACTGTGGCCTGCGACTAACAACGAATAGAAGGGTGGTAGTTGCTATGAGCAACAATTACTGGGAAGACGAAGACGAAGACCTAGATACTGACCAAGGTTTCTCTGGTGATGGAAGTGACTTGATTAAAAAGTTACGGAAAGCAAAGAGAGCCGACGAGAAGCGTATTAAGGAACTCACTGAGCAACTTGAAGGATTATCCAAAGTGCAGCGTGAGCGAACCGTCAAAGAAGTCCTGGAAAAGAAAGGCGTAAACGCTAAGGCTGCACGCTTAATTCTTAAGGATATCGATGATGTTAACGAGGAGACAGTTTCTAACTGGCTCGATGATAATGCAGATTTATTCGGAATTAAAGTACAGAAAGATGAAGCCAACATGCCAGAACAAGACCGTGCTGCCCTAAGGCAACAGGATGTTCTAACACAAGGTGCGTTTACTCCAGACAGAATGGAAGAACTTAACTCAAGAATTGACAATGCAGATTCTATGGATGCATTGTTAGATGTTCTTCGTTCACAACAATCATCATAGTTTCTAGTCACTGGAGGTGACGAATGGCATATGTATCAACAGCCTCTGACAATCTCGGAGGAACCGCTGGTGGTGCTGGTCTAGTACAGAAGGCGTATGACCGTCTTCTAGAATTCGCTCTCCGCTCTGAACCACTAATTCGTTCAGTCGCAGATAAGCGCCCAGCCCGTCAAGCAATCCCTGGCTCAACCGTTGTTCTACAACGTTATGTTGACCTTTCAGCAGCAACAACTGCTCTAACAGAAACAACTGACCCAGATGCAGTAGCAATGTCAACACCAACATCAGTAACCATTACTCTTGCAGAGTACGGTAACTCAGTGTTGGTAACACGTGCATTAGAGTTATTCTCTCTTGCAGATGTTGACCCTGCAATCGCAAACATTATCGCTTACAACCTAGCAGATTCTATTGACTCCGTAGCAATGACAACATTGCGTGGCGGTTCAAATGTAATCTACTCAGGTTCAACAGCAACATCAACTGCAACCATCACAGCAGCCGCTACACTTTCTTCAGCAAACATCCGTAAGGCTGTTGCTAAGTTGCGTGCTAACAAGGCTAATGGACGCAAGGGTTCACTATACTGGGCTGGATTACACCCAGAGGTATCCCACGACCTACGTGCTGAGACAGGTTCAGCAGGATGGTTGCTTCCTAACCAATACGGTTCTTCACAAGACCGCATCTGGGCAGGAGAAATCGGAACATACGAAGGTGCATACTTCGTAGAGTCTCCACGCCTTTACTCTGCAACTGACGGTTCTTCATCTGCAAAGGTGTACCGCACAATCATTGCAGGACAGCAAGCACTTGCTGAGGCAGTGGCAGAAGAGCCACATGTAGTTATCGGACCAGTAGTTGACCGCTTGATGCGTCACCGCCCAATGGGTTGGTACGGCGTACTAGGCTTTGCTCGCTACCGCGAAGAGGCACTATACCGAATCGAATCAGGTTCATCAATCGCTTAGTTGATTGACGATAGGGCAGGGGGAGCAATCTCCCTGTCTTATAGTAAATCCACTATAAGGAGAATAATGGCAGACTATACATTTACAACACCAGTTGTACAGGAAGCACCTATCGGTAAGCATAGACTGTTTTACTTCTATAAACTAAATAAAGGTGTTAGTATTGCCAAGAGTGGGGCTACCTATTCTAAGGTAAGATTTCCATTGGACGAAGATATAGCAAACTATGATGAATTCTATATCGGTGGCCATGAACATATAGTAGATGATACTACCAAGGCTGCACTAATATCATCTGGTTTAGGAATAACTGAGGCTAATTTCACAGCAGTATAAGGGACAAATATGGCATATCACTGGCAAGACCATCCGACAGAAGTCGAAGGATGTTTTGGATGTAAGGTAATGAATTTACAAGTTAATGCAGGAGACGCTAAAAGAGATATTCCAGATAAAAAATGGACTGCAGAACTTAACGCTTATAAAGACGCTAGAGCACAAGGTATACAACCAGCAGGCACAACTATGCGTCACGTAGAAGAAGCACATAAAGCATCGGAGATTTTAGGCAAAGCGTATAATGCGGACACTATGCCTAAGACGAAGGACATAACACCAAAAGCCGCAGCCGTAATGAAAGAGATAGGACAAATCTAATGCCAAAAGTAGGAAATAAGAAGTTCCCATATACCGCCAAGGGCAAGAAGGCTGCTAAGGCTTATGCTAAGGGTGAGAAGATGGAATCTAAGGCTGAGAAAAAAATGGAAATGAAAATGGGCATGAAGAAGATGGCCATGAAAAAAATGGGTAAGAAGAAGTAATGTCTTCTAGTGGTAGTCATAAACGCCACGATGGTTTTAATCCAGTTCAAATTAAGAATGGTCTAGTGGTTCGGTTGAACAAGAACGGAACCATTAGGTCAATCTTAGGAAAGTATGGGGAGCATGGAAAACAAAAAGGACTCAAGGCTCGCTAGAGCAGGAGTGTCTGGTTTTAATAAACCAAAGCGTACTCCTAAACATCCTACTAAATCACACGTAGTTGTAGCCAAAGAGGGAAGTCAAGTAAAGACAATTAGATTTGGTCAGCAAGGTGTTACTGGAGACAGACAACCTACAGCAAGACAGAAATCTTTTAAAGCACGTCATAGAAAGAATATTGCTAAAGGTAAAATGTCTGCAGCATATTGGGCGGATAAAGTCAAATGGTAAAGAAAGCATTTTGGGATAAAAAAAATCCTAAGAAAACATCTAAGAAATTAACGCCAGCACAGAAAAGTGCAGCAAAGGCTAGGGCTAAAGCAGCAGGCAGACCTTATCCAAACTTGATTGATAATGCTGCTGTAGCAAGAAAAAAGAAATAGGGACACAGGGGACTATGAGCAAAAAAGATTCTATTGCACTAGTATGGTGCGATAATGGAATGGTAGATGGCAAGTTTATGCAAGGCGTAACAGATGTTATGTTAAAGTCTGGCGTAGAATTTGCTACATCTTTAAGAAGTCAAGGCAACCAAATTGCCAGACAACGACAGACAGTAATTGATTACTGGTATGATAAGACTGATTACGAATGGCTACTATGGGTAGACTCAGATGTAGTAATTAGTCCAGAAAAGTTTAAATTATTATGGGATAACAAGGATGCTGAAAAGCGTCCAATTGTTACTGGAATATATTTTACTACAGATAATCCAGAAGAACCTTTAATGATTCCAATGCCTACAATCTTTAACTTTATAGTTGGAGATGAGGGTGGATTTGGATTAACCAGAGTTCACCCAATGCCAGTAAATCAACTAATTAAGGTTGATGCGGCGGGTATGGGATTTGTATTAATGCACCGCAGTATCGTACCAAAGGTTCGTGAAGCATCTCAAGATGGACAAGTATTTATGGAAATGGGTAGAGGAACTAAGTTTATAGGTGAAGATATATTTTTCTTTGCCCTATGCGATAAAGCAGAGATTCCACTATATGCTCATACTGGTGCATTAGCCCCACATATGAAGCGGTTCTCATTTGATGAACATTATTACAACGCATTCTTTGGTAAACCTAAGGAAGAGCCTAAGTCAAAACTTATCACCCCTGATAAGAAAAT